CAATAATTTTCCAAGATTATTCTCGGAATTCCTGCCCCCACGTGGAGAAACCTGCATAAGCATGCAGGTGTGCGAGGATTTCTCCCCGTCTCTTATTGGCAACCGGGAAGCTTCACAGCTCCCGGCAGGTCGGTCTGGCTAGCCTAGCCAAACCCAACGCCACACATTATGTGCCGTGTGGTTATCGGCATACTGTCCCGGCTCTAAACCAGGCTCTGAGACTTCTACTAATTGGATGCCATCTCTAGCAAACAATTGGTGTAGGAGAAAAGAGTCTTCTAGTTTATTGTCGGCAGATTGTCTTCTGGATTCAACAGTCAGCTCTTTTCTCAAGAGCTCACTCCAAGTTGGTTCACGACGCGATAATACGCGCGTAGTCAACTGTAGAATCCGATGCTCAAAACGCTGGAGAGATTTATTCCATCTCCTTTGGAAATGAGCATCATTACCATTACACACTCCTTGGACTACGTTAGGAATACGTAGAACGGAGCGCGGAAACGTATAGCCAAGCTTGCTCTCGATTAACTCGATTGCAGCCTCGGCATCACCGTTTCCAAATTTGGCAATGATTTCATTGCACAAATCAGCAGCAGTAGACAATCCGGTATGGGACTTTCCAAGGATTTTCCGAACTCTTACGGGCGTGACGCTCTCACCTAAGTGAAAGTCGCCTCCGCAGGATTCTCGAAAAGGTCCCTTGGTATATGACTTGGTTGCATTGATTTTTAAACCAATGGATACAAGATCATAACATACTTCGTCGACTAGTTCGACTGGTATGATAATATCGTCCCCATATACGAAGGACTTGGCTATTACACCAAGGCGCTTCATGGTAGCCTGGCAACTTGCCCAAAAGACAAGTGCTTCAACTGGGAAACAACAAGCACTGCCCATAGGGGCGAACTTGTTAAGTTTCACTATCTTACCAGATGGCAAAACCGTTTCCTCTGAGCGACAAGCTTGGAGGCACTGAATCCATTCGGACGGGAATACCCGCTGAACTAGATAAAGTGACAAACGGTCAGAAGCCTCATTGAGGTCAAGGGTGGCTAGCGTACCGTCTACAGAAGACGATTTTGCTAACGACTGATTGATACTCTGGTCCCGGAAATTAATCTGGGACCTGGTAAGAGGGTGGTTCTCGATAACCTCGTATAAAAGTCTCATCAAGCCTTGCTGAATAAACATTAATTCAGCCGGCTCGCAAGAAATTATACGGGGCCCACGAGAGTCCTTAGGCACTAAACAAACACGTGCTCTAGGAACAGATATGAGACTATTCTCTAACTTCTCCATCTCATCAGATAGATGAGTGAAGTTGTAAAAGAAATAGTCAGCATAAGGATAGGTTTCGTCAAGCTTCGGGAAATAACGAAGCTTGTGCCACTTATCCTCATTTTTCGTTCGGCAAGCGGTTGCACCGCTTCCGTGACATGGGCGGATATCCCAAGGGTTGGTATTATCCAACACCCTGCAGATAATCCGCTTCATGGAAGTTAGATGACTTTGAACGCTTTCAGAAGCGCCAATGCGACTAACTTCACCCAAGATGTCTCGATCGGTTTCTTCAAACTTTTCGAGAGTCTCGGAGACGATTGCTTTATCATAATCTACCTCCAGTTTATAGAACATGAACGTCAATTGACGAACACAATCTACGGCCAAGGAGCTTCCTCTTAACGCAAGCCTGACGGCATCACCTAAGAATAAAGGGATACCATCCTCACCGGTTTCAAATCCGGAAGGAGAATTCCACTCTGTTGTTGAGTGAAACGCGTCAAGTGCTTTACCTAAAGTAGGTAAAGCAGTCGTTAAAAAGTCCAACCCCTCATTTAGTGCTCGACGTTCGAACTCGAGAATATCTCGCTCTCGGACGAAAACACTATAGCGATGGCTCTTCGCTAGGATCGCCCACAAAAGGCGAAGGCTTTTCAGGTCGACGGAACTTATCATTCTATTGACCTCCAAGAAGCATACCTATTAGTGAGAGCCACGTTTACACGCATAAAGCACCATGATCTGACGCAATTACGCCGCTAATCTCCACAACGAGTTAAACCTCGTTGTTAAGGAGTGCAGTCACGTTTGCGTTCGTTCCACCCTCAACCAGAAAGTCAACAATTTTGTTAACTTCCTCGAGAAGAATGGCCGTCGTGATTGCAGTACTTTGCGGACGAATAATGTTTATATAAACACTACAAGTCGCAGGAACGAGCAAGGCATCGACCTCAGTTCGATCGAGTCTCACCACGTGCCTGTCTTCGCCGTTCTTTCCGGTCTGATGACCGATTGTCAGCTTCTTTTCCGAGGGGGACGTTAGTCCGGCCACAGAAAAGATACTCTGACCCAAATCAGCTGCTCTGAGTACATACGATGTTGTATTCGTATCTACATCAGTAGCAGTGTCTTTGGAAAGGACTTGCGGTGACGTGAAGCTCATAGGTTTGCCTCTACCCAAGAAGGGTTCTATGCGGAAATCTTCCGCTTTACCGGTCATAAGACCGTATAAGCGACTGTTACTAGCCGCCAGATAACCGTTCCAAAAATGGAGTACGGTCAAAAGATAAAGAAGTGCTGATAGGATTCTCTCCTACCGCTTCAATATCGTTGCCAAACTGACCAAGAGGGCAGTTTGACCAAAGGTTGGCATTCTCCATCCTAAGCCAGCAAGTGTGGCATAGTCTGGGAAGAGGGGCATACGCTGGAACAACTTCGAGCGCGTGACCCACCCTCCGCTAGTAGTCGTAGGCGAAAAGCCGGCATATCTGCCGTCCCATCTCGTAAACGACTCTACTACTAACTCTTGGTGGTACTGTAGATAAGAATCTACGTACGCAATCGGTAAAGCCAAAGTATCGACTTTCCACGTTTCCAACCATCTTCCGACACCGAAAAACCAATCGATGACGAAAGTGAAAGGAATCGCGTCCCAGACGATACGAGGATTTAATTCGAACCCAAGGGCATCAATAAGCCCCGTTAGGTTCTTAATATCGTTAGAAAGAACTGCCATAGGCAAGCCTTTCCAAACCATATGTCCTGTTACGTGTCTTTTAAGACTCGCCTTCCAGTAACATGTGCGGTCTGTCGCTGCAAGAAAGGAACCCGATTTCTCAGTCGAATCATTTAAACAGGTCACTCGGCCGGTTTGAACCGTACCAACCGCCTTTTCAAATGCTGCTAGTTTAGCCTGGAAACCAGTGACAGCTTGAACCATACCTTGGAGGTCGCCTATGGTAGGCTTCCATCCAAATTTGTAATTCAAGTGTGCACCAGCCAGGTTCTTAGCAAGACTTATCGATGTACTCCAAAGCTTCATCAGTTTACTAATGTCATCAATATCCGCAAGGAAATTGGGGACACTTAGAACTGTGAGATCAGGACGTAGACGCGTTGCCGCGTCATTAATAAACGCCTGACCACCGGCACCCAAGACGGCGGAATCAAGATTGACTCCGAAAGCGTCTCGAGCGTGACCGATAGCAGAGGGATGAGCAGAAGCAGCGTCCGTATGATCAGAATATATCTGGTAGAAATTATTAATTCCTCCAGAATGATATTCAATACGGGTGGGTTGTTTAACATTCCCACCATACACTGTTTCATTTGATGAATGTATGCACATATTAGCCCTTGACGGAAAAGTCTTGGACCTACATGTGTATACTATCTTACTTTCTCGTGACTGTACCGTAATAGGTACAGATGATCCGAAAAAGTTAGTCGGGGAAACACTCATATTTGCGTGTTCCTCGGATAAAGGACATGTCTCAATGACAGTCTTTAATCCAGTAGTTTTGGTCTTAACTGCTCCAAAGCTATTGATCATCTTGCTCCTCGTAAGTATTGACTTACCTAAAGTTAGTGGGGCGCTAGCCCCGGGAAACGGAAGGATCCTTCT